TTCCTCTGGATCATTGCCAAAAGCATAGCCAATTCTGCCACCCATAGCCATCTTAGGCTTTTGTAATAATTCAGGTGATTCTTTAAATTCTCTTACTTTTAAGTTAAGCATTTTGTATATTTCGTCTTCAGAATATCCATAGTTTTCAGATAATTCTTTTATTTTTTTAGGTAGATATTGTTTTCTAAAAAACTGATAACCTTTCATAGTACCATCTTCAGGCTCTCCAATACCCGCGCTTCCTGGTCCCATCATAATTCTAACTACTGATTCTATTTCTTCTTTTAATGCACTTTCAAAAGTAGGTCTTCCTCTTCCTGCATCTCCATACTCACTTGTTGTAGTGTCTACAAACATAGCAGGATTTCTTTTTTCTGCTTCTTCCATTGTTAAAAACTCACCACTGTTACCATTTGCAAATCCTATTCTACCACCATCTGCTCTATATTCATAAGTCTGACCTTCTACAAATCTATCTACTTGCATAGGACCAGCATCTGGATTTAATTTCATATAACCATCTCTTAAATATGCTTTTAAAGATTCTACATCTCTAATATTTTCTAATTCTTCTTCAGAAGCTCCTGATGCTGTTAATGCTTCTAATGCAGCTCCACCTAAAGAACCTATAGCAAATACTTTACCGAATTGACCTAAAGTAGGTTTTTCACCTTTTGCAACTCCTAATCCTAATTTATCTATGCCTCCTGAAATTATTCCAGGTAAATTACTTAAAAAACCTTTGCCTCCAATGCCAGGTATACCAAATTGATTAATACCCAAACCTATAGCTGCCAAACCCAAAGGAGATTTAACTAAATCTTTAACACTACTTACAGCGCTCTTAACACCTTTACCTATAGATTTAACTAGACTACCTAGTCCGTACATTTGTCTTGGTTGTTGCATTCTAGAAATTGGCATAATTCCTTATCTTATTTTGTTTTTCCAAATAAATCAAGCTTTGGCATTATAACAGTTACATCTCTTTGTACGTCTTCTGTTGGTATATTAGCTGCTTTTAAAGCCTCTTCATCCTTTTATACTTCACCTGTTTTTTTGTTTTTTATAGTTGTAATAACCTTAGTAGGTTCTACTAAAGGTACTTCTTTTCCGTTTATTTTTAAGTGTTTGATATTATCCATTTTCCTCCTATGTTCTATCATATTCTAATATAGATACTGTAGCACTTAATGATGACGTATCTGTTGTTTGTAATAGTAGTATATCATTTTCTTCTAGTATCAATGGTCCTTTAGCCATGTTGCATGTGGTTGGGCCAGAAATGCTTGCATAAGCAACTTGATATGTTGTAGATGCTGAAGTATCTGTAATAAATACTTTAAATACTTTACTTCCTGACTCATTTACTAATTGAATGTTTTGAATAATAGCTCTTGATTCTGCTGGTGTTGTATACAGAGTAACTTGCGTTGTATCTGAAGGATCGTAAAATCTATTTAAATATCTATTAGCCATTAGCTTAAATCATACCATTTTAATGTGCCAACTACATCATCGTTTGCTGATGCACCTTTAGCACAAAGTGTTAATGTATCAGATGTTCCTGCAATAGTTTGTCCTATTTGATAAGCAAAAGCAAAATTACCTGACTGAGCTGCAGTCACTAATGATGTGCCTTTACCTGATAAATAAGATTTACCAATTACAGTTCCACCTGTAATAGTTTTAGTTCCATCTAAATCATATTCTACATTATCATCATAACTTGTATATGAAAATGAAGATGATGGAGTAGCATTTAATATTAATTGCAATTCAAAATCAGAGTTAGATACAGCTGCTGCTTCAAAACCTGATGGTACAATTACTGCATAAGGTCTACCTGACTTAATTCTAATAGTTGCTAAATTATATAATGTACCAGCTACAGATAAATTAACTCCACCTAATGATGCTGTTCCTATCATTTTTCTTACACCTTCTGGAGAATAACCTCCTTCAATCATACAAGTAGAACAAATCTGTTGTAGAACTGCAGACCCTGATAAAGTTCCTGTTGCTTCTATTTCATATCTTATAGGTAAGTTTGCTGTTTGCATATAAACAGTATCTAAACTGTTTGCATTATTAAAGGTATGACAGACAATAAATTGTCCATCGATAACAAAACCAACTCTTACAGCACCTACACCTAACCATTCCATGTCCATCCATAAAATATTAGATTTAGTTTCATCTAAAGTAAAACCACTATCTCCAGTGCCATCTAACTTATCACCATTCCAAGATGATTGTGCAATTTCAGTATCTACTGAAGATCCCGATGTGTAAGTACGTCTTACTATGTTTAATGTAGATCCTTCTTTTTCAAAAAATATTCCATTGTTTGCATCAAACATACCAATACGTTGTCTTAGATTTGCATCATCTGCAGCCATAACAAATGTGTTTAAATTTAATAAAGACTTACCTGGTTGATAAGACATCACTCTTTTTGATTGTCTAATTACTTTATCACCACTTGCAGTAGTTACATTTAAATTAACTGTAGATTTATTTGCTGTATAAGTAACGGTTGCTGATCCTGTTAAGGATTCATCAAAGAGATTGTTCTTTGACATTGTATTTTTAGAATCAAATATAGTAAGCGGATTTGATACTCTCTGTCTACCAAAGGCATCTGTACCTGTTCCACCAGGAGTTATGATTACATTTTGTGTTTCTGAATTTACATTATTACATGAACTCATTAGCAACCATACCTATTCATAAATAGTTCTTTTCGTTCAAGTTCATCTTTTAAATCTTGTTGAAATGTAGAGTTTAATTTTTCAATCAATCCGTCTAAATCTCTTACTAAAGAATCAGCATCTTGTTGTTTATATTCTTTTCCTGGTCTTGTAAATACTACTGTTACTTTAGCCATTATCTACGTCCATCTGGTTGTATATCTAGTTTAAATGTTCCAAGTTTCCAACTTTGAGATGAACCAGTATTAGCTATTTTTAATGACATAGCTCTACCTCTAGCACGTGTATCTATCTTATCAGTAGATGATGTAATTGTAAAGGGACCAAGTGGTGAACTTGCGTAAGCATCATTAGAATAATTACGTAATTGCAATGTTATTTGTGTATCTCCAGTTTGTGATAAAAAATCTGGAATAAACCTTCTAAGTTTCATAATGTATTCACCATCACCTCTTATATCAGCAATCCCTGTTGCCTGACCCGTAATACCTCTTCTTGCAGATATATCAAAGTCTCCTGATTCAATATTCGATTGTATAGCGGTTACAGATCCTTCTGCTACTTGATCTGTTCCCGTTTCATGTTCAAAATATATAGTGCTGCCGTCTGTGTTACCTATAACATCAAATGATGCATCATCTCCTGCATTAAAATATGTTGCGTGAGGTAAACCAAACACAGAAGAATCTTGCCATGTTCCACGGGCTAAGGTTCCTGTTGTCCATACCGGTCTTTCTGGTGTTGAGTCCATGTAATTGTAAGTCACACATCTATTAATAACAGTTGAATTTTCTGTACAATAGAACCAAGTAATCTCACCAAACAAATTATTTAATCCAACATTAATTAGTTGGTTAGCTGTTGTATTTAAATCATCGTAGACAAAATCTTCTACCAAACAAATCATAGTCTCAAGATTACCAGAGTATTTAAAGAAACCATTTTCTGAAAACCAATACGCAGCACCATCAACTTCTAATGCAGCGTTCTGTCCAATCAATCCACAGTTCGTCCCTACTTGTTGGAAACCAAATGTAAATGGTTGACCAATAAATCTCATAGTAAATAAAGACGTATCGGTCCAAACGTAAATTGCATCTCTACCTCTAACCGCACCTACAATTTTAGATCCGTCTGCAAGTCTTTGTGTACCTGCTGTATTGACCGCTGTTGGTTGATAAGTGTTGATATCTTCTTGGTTTGAAAATCTTATAAACATTTCATCTTGTGTAGTTGGATCACCAATAGTTAATTCTGTTCCAAAAAATACTAAGTGTCTATCAGGAGTAGATACTAACATATCACGTGATGCTGTTGGTGCACCTGCAATAATAGTTGCTCTATTTGTTACAGCGTTTGTTGCATTAGAGTCCCATTCAAATACTTGTGCATTGTGAATTAGTGCAATTACTTTATCACCAAAGTTATCAATAGACCATAAACCTGGATCAACAACTAAGTCACCAGATGCTGCTTCACCCCAAGCAATATAATCGGATGTGTTTATAACTGTGTCTCCAGCATTATGGGTTGCAGCGGTTGTATTTCTTACACCTCTTGTAACACCTGTTAAAACACCTGATGTAATACCTGTATAAGATATTTCTTCTGTTCCTATTTGTATAAAGTTTGTACCTGAAGTTGGAAACTGTGATGCATCAGTTAATTCAATTGCCGTTGTTTGAACTGCGTTAATAGAATTTACTAAAGTTGTTGTCGCTTCACCTGATACAGTACCACCATATTGTGCAAGACCCCAACCAAAACCAGGTAATTGTTCTGCAGGTCCTACTGGATAATAATGTTGTACTCTAATACCACCTGATGTAGTTGCACCTGCACCTGTTTCAGCTGTAGGCATTGTAATAGTTAAAGTGGTAGCAGATGGTACAGATGTCACCATAAATTTTTTATCATCAAAATCTGTTGATGTATAATCTGATCCAGTGATCGCTGTAAAATTATCTAAAAGAATAATATCATTTACACCAATGTTATGATCTGTACTAAAAGTTATTGTAACTGAGGTTGATCCATTTGTAGTAGTAAATGCATTGGTTAATGTTGTTGTAGTTTTAATAGGATGGATGTCATAAAATACACCACCTGTATATGCGTATAAAATTCTGTTTGTACCTATGATTGCAAACTTGTTACCAGACCTGTTAACTAAATGATGTAAAGCTCTTGCAGCTCCTGTGAGTTTAGACTCACCTAACTGTGACCAGCCACCTATCTTTTCAGGTGTACCATATCTAAAACGAACATTATCACCATCAACCCATTGTCCTTCGGCTGTGGTTTCTGTAATCTGTTTATTGAATCCTGGTTGAAAACCTATCTTTTGTAGCATATGGCTCCATTATAATACTATTTTACAAATGATGGTAGACCTAACATAGGTCTTCCGTCAAATCTGTTTTT